TGCACCGAAAAAAGGAATAATTGGGTGAGGTATACATCCAAATTCAGTTATAATAAGTTTATTTCGCTTTTCATAAATTTGAACCGCTAAATCTTCAAATTTAATCCCATGCATAATTGCATCATTCGTTAAAAATGGCATTTCTTCGCCACATTTTTTCATGATTAATTCATTACGTTTAGAAACACCACCTTTATCAATAACACTGTAAAAATCACTTGCTGTTAATCTATTATTACGGTAAGTATACCATTCTGGACTCCGTTGTTCTGGTTGAGGAATTTTCTCTAAATGTTTAAATTTGGATTCAAGATACAATAATTCTGATTCAGTATAATTTGGATCATCAGGCATATTCTTTTTTTGAAGCAATAATTTATGGATTTCATCACAGATTTTATTCACTTCATTGCTACATTTCAAGTCAGCAAATTGTGAATATGTTTCAAGTACTAAGACCTTTGTATCTTCAAAAATAGTATTATCACACAAATCATCACATGTTACTTCACTATTATCAACCAAATCATGTATAATATATAACAATTCTTGGTCCATTTTATACTTACACTTAATATATCTTTATATGAATCAATTTTATAATTCATTTAATATAATATTTAAAAATATACGTTTCATTTCTTTTAAATCTCCAATAAAATATTCATTTGTTCTATTATATATTTGAAAATTTGATTTAAATTCTTTAATTAATTTTTTTTCTGCTGTTTTTCCATTTTTAACTTCTAATAGTAATATTTGTTTTAAATAATCTTTATAATCTGAACAGTTAGTAAATCTATTAATTGTATTTGATTTATTAATGTTTTGGGTGGTTCTACCAATTTTATATATGTTTGTATTCCAATGTTCCGATGGTTGAATTAGATATACTATATCATATTCGTCTTTAGTTCCATCTTTATACATTATATTATCATCGATAGTTTGCCAATTTCCATTTATATGTTTACATGTACAAATTAAATCGCATTTTTTCTGGTTACATTGTGGATTATCGCATACATCACAGATTCTTTTACATTTTTGACAACATTTACAATTAATATTTTGATTATTACATTTTATACAAATCGAATAACAATTACAATTAATAGCTGTCTTTTTACAAATATCACAACAATTGCAATTACTTTTTATATTATTACATTGTTTACAACAATCGCAATAAATATTATTACAAATATCACAACAAGAACAATTTTGTTTTAAATTATTACATTTTTTACAACATTTACAAGTCTTTTTAGATGATCTACATATTTTACAACATTTACATTTTGTAGATATTTTTTTACAATTACTACAACAAGAACAATTTTCTTTTAAATTATTACATTTAATACAACATTCACAATCATTTTTAAATGATCTACATTGTTTACAACACTTGCAATCCTTTTTTAGTTTATTACACTTATCACAACATTCACAATTTTCCATTTTACATTTTGAACAACATTCGCAATGATTAGGTTCATTTTTATTTTTAATTCTTTTACATTGCTTACATTTGTAGGTTGAACTAATTAATCCAACACATTTATCAACTAATGGACTTGTAATACTAGATAAATAGTTATATAAAATTTTATTTACACTATCACTATTTATTTCTGATTTATTTACACCAATTTTTATCATTTCAGAAAGTATATTATCATTATCAAATATCATTGCTGCTCTCCATTTTGTATGACTTTGACTTGTCCTTATTTTTTTTAAGGAAATAGGTTTGGATAAAACTCTATTATTTCTAATAAAATATAATCCTGCATTCCAACTAGACGAAGAAGAATCTAAATATTCTTTTGTAATACTTGTATCTGAATCTAATAATTCTTTATCTATCCAAACTATTCTATATTTAAATGAAATTTCATTTTCACTATTATTGTCATAATTTTTATTAAAAATAGATTCATTTTCATAGTTATATAAATTAGTTTCATTACATATTGATCTAAAAAATTTAGTTTCAGTATTATAAAATACTGTTACATCAGCATATATTGATAAATTTTCAATATTTTTAATTGGATAGGTGTCAATATTTATTATACTATTTGATTTAGATTTAATATCATCATAATGAATAAAATCTAATGTATTTTCACTATTAATTGTATCATTATCAATTGATTCAATATTTGTTGTAAACTTAATTTCAAACTTAGGATTTAATTTACTTTCAAAATTATACGTTTTTTTTAAATTATACAACAAAGCCTTTATATCTTTTTCAACATCTACAAAATAGTCCTTTGAAATAAATGTTTTAATTATAACACCTGTGTTTTCATTTAATGATTTAAAATATTCAGCATTTTCAAGAGACATATTTTCATAGTTAACATTATCAGACCAAACATTTTCATTGTTAGAATCATTATTTATTTTATTCCAATCTATTTCTATTTCTTTATATATTAATTTTTGTTTAGTATCATCATAATAACATGATAAAATTAACGAATAATGATTTAATCCATCTGTTATATTAGAATTTGTAATATTAACTAACGCAGCTTTTGCTCCTAATCCATATTTACCATTTTTAGAAGCATCGGTATTTTGTTTACATAAAGTAATAAAATTCTTTAAGTCTTTTATATTCATACCTTTTCCATCATCACATATTATCAAATTATAATGAGTGTCGGTTTTATTTAAATTTATATCTGTTGATAATGAACCGCCATCAATACTATTATCAGTAAATTCTGTAATTGAACTACTAAAATTTAATAATAAACCATCAGTTAATACATTAACTAATAATCCATGTTGATCAACAGATCCGGATTGTTTCATTTAATAATTTACACTTAATATCTTTATATGAATCAATTTTATAATTTGATTTAAAAATAATATAATAAATAAAATAAATGAAAACAATTGAAGAATTACCAGAATCAGAAGCAGAAATTAAAAAACTAGAAGAAACTATTAGTCATGAAATAGAACATGGTTTAAATGATATTGATAGTCAAATTATGAGTTTGCTTGTGCAACGTAAAATTCAAGAAAACCTGCTGAACAATATACTTGAAAAATACAATAAACCTTTAAACCCTAAAGATTTAAATAAAAATATATACAATAGAATTAAAACAAATTATGATTATAATTATGTGGCATATTTAGAATCAGTTTATTCCACTATACTTAAAGCTTTTTAAAAAAAGCTTAGACCAAAAATACTATTAAGAAAAAGGTTTAAACGGTTTTATTAGCTTCGTGCACCAGTAACACCAACAGGTCTACTAGATGAATCACTCGCTGGATTAAAAAGCCAATCGTATAGTTCATGTTTCTCAGTGTAATTGCTTTTTATAAATCGCGGTGTTTTTCTTATAACCTTTTCTTCATTAGTTGGGATTCCAAAACAATCCCAATCTATTTTAACATATTCCGATTTTATAACTTTGCGTTCATTGTCAAACATTTTGGCATCAGGGTTTAAAATCCAACTTGTTCTATCTACAACTCCATTATGTTTATCAGGTGTGTCTTCAAAATCAACTAAGCTATAATTATTTTTACGATCACTGTATTTTTGTACCTTTGATATATCTACTTTTGGTTTAAATACAATTGAACCCCGTGAATCAACAGCATCTCTCTCGATACCTAAAACCTCTCTTGAAACACCATTTTTAATACTATTAAGGATTATATGTTTATCATCAAACGTTATATCAAATAACAGTTTGCGATTCACATCTTTATCAGGATTATAAATAAACACATTAATTTTATAATTAATGCTATTATTTTCTTCATCGAATTCTTTCTCAACCCTGTCCAAATTTCCACGAACAAAATTCTTTTTAAATTTATTATTTATGTTGCTTAAAACCGAATCAACTAACAAATAACATTCATGTTTAGATACTGAATCAATTGTATCAACGGACATTGAACTAAATTTTTCATGGTGACTCTTCAAGTATAAAAATATTATTATTAAAATTAATACTAAAAAAAATATTACTATCATTAATTATTAGTAAGATTTAAATATGACAATAAAAAGAAAAAATAGAATAATTAATACTGATACTGATACTGATACTGATACTGTAGGCTTAATTTTTTTATCTTCAAATTGTAGTATCAATCCTAAAAAGAAACTAAATTTAAACAAAACAAAACTATATCATAAAGATAATAATTATATTACATTAGTTAAGTTGAAGAATTGGGAAAAAATACTTGATACTATAATTGATAAAACACATATTAAAGATATTATAGATATTTATAGGAATAGACTATATATTATACATATTAATTATGATTATTCCTTAACAGAATATGAATCAACACGTTATTTAGATTTATTTCATAGTATGTCTGAATCTATTTATAATGATATATATGTCTATAATAAAAATTCCAAAGAATGTTACTTAAGTACTATTATAACGGATGGCGATAATATGTATCAATTAACATTAAAAGACTTATACTATTATTTAATTGGTTATATTTAGCTAAATATAAACATATAAAGATAAATAATGATATAATATAAATGAGTATTAATGATGTCCAAACTGAATTAAATATCATTAAAACAGGTGCATCAGTTAATTTTAATTCAGATAATGATTTTAATTCAGATAATGATTCTAATAATATTAAATCTATTTTAAAAAAAAACATAAGAAATTTAGAGTCGTTTGTAGAAGGAAAAGTTATTAATATGTATGCTCGACCATGGAATAAATTAGAACCTAAATTAAAAAGAACTAAAATAAATGAGTATTTACAAGAAATGCTGAATGATAAAGAAATTAATTTAATTATTTTCAATAATTTAATATATAAACTACACAAAGAAATAGAATTTAATAGAAAAATAAAATTAACATATGATAAAGAAAAATGTGTCATTACTGAATTTGATTACAGCGTTTATTTAAATTCTTAAATGTATAAATTTTCTTATAGATTTAAGGATTGTTGAAATTCTTCAAAATCTATGTCTGTTCCAATATCTGAATCACTGTCAGACGTATATTCAGATTCATCGGCAAATTTTACTGTTTTTTTTTTATTTTCTAATGGTCTGTAATTATCAGCTGGTTTTTTAATTATAGATTCGAGTGATTTTTTTTGATTTATTTGTTTTTTTGGAGTGCTGGTTGTTAAAAGTTTATTTTTTATTAAAATAATGATATGATTTAAATCAATATCTTTATTATTTGTTATAATTATCATACTAATATCTAAAATAAAAAATAACCAAAAATAACCTTTCAAACTGTTTAATAAAGCATCTTTACCACCTATAAATAGTGTTGCATGAAGAATAATATATGAAATACCTCCATATAAAAAAATTTTGGTAATTTTAGTGTTTTTATCTAATTCCTTTTCTATTAGAGTTGAATTTTGTATTAAATAGAAAAACATATTTAAATATATTTTATAAAAAAAAAGATTATAATAAACTTAATATTTTTTGTTTTTTTTATTATATTATACTATGAATAACGTTACATCTGTAACATCTAATGCAACGTTTACGTGTAAAACTAAAAATAATGGTATTTTACCTATTAAGAATCGTATTTTAGTTATAGGAGACCTTCATGCCGATTTTAATAAAACAAAAGAAATATTTATAAATTTTGGTTTAATAGATGTTAATGAAAATTGGATAGCTGAACCAAAGGATACTGCAGTCGTACAACTTGGAGATCAATTGGACGGAGGGGGGCGTGGTGGCGAAGAATCTTTTGGTGAATTAGATTTAATATATTTTATGGATAGGATTCATTTAAAAGCTGAAAAATTTGGTGGCGGCGTTTATTCACTTATTGGAAATCACGAAATAATGAATTTGTTAGGAGATTTCCGTTACTCTTCTTCTAAAGATATAAGTAGGCAAGGTGGTATTCAAAAAAGAAAACAGTTATTTTCGCCGGGCAGCGATCTTTTTAATAAAATGTCTTGCACCCGAAATGTCATATTAAAAATAGGTGATTTTATTTTTGTACATGCAGGCATTCTTCCTGAACACATAGAACCAAGTGAAAAATCAAAATTTATAAGTAAATTAAATACACTTATGCGACTATATCTACAAGGTAAAAAAACATGGCAAGACGAAGATATACAAAAATATTTTTTAGATAAAAAAGGTGTTATATGGAATAGAGAATATGGTGATAAAACACTTTCCAAAAAAACGTGTGGCTATTTAAATAAGGTTAATAAATTATTAAATGTTGGTCATATGGTAGTGGGTCATACAGTACAAGATAATATTAACAGTAAGTGTGATGATAAATTGTGGAGAGTAGATGTAGGAATATCTGATGCATTTGGAACATCAAATATGGAAATACTAGAAATATTAAATAATGGTGTAGCAACTAAAGAAAATAAGTTTAAGCCTATAAGAATCCTTAAGATGTCTTAAAATTGATTTATATGAATTCCTATTAAATTTAATAAGAAAATGACTAATACGTTTAAATGGATTACCCCAACAAAAGAGTACCCATCTTTTAATAGTTTTAATGCAGAGCCAATTCATCCTATGTTTTACAAATATCTATATTTATTACTTCTGGCATTAATATTTATTTTATTCGGTTATTATTGTATATAAATTAGGGGGGTGACCGATGTTTCTAATAAGAGATACACTGAGAATTTTATGTTTTTTCTATAAAATAGTCAGTTAATTCACGAAGTTTTACTTTTTGACAATATTAAGTTTAAGATGCTCTACACCACAAGATTATAAAGAGAATGATAGCTATAACTTATTTTTAGAATTTAAAAAAATTTAACAATTTGAACCATTTTTATTAGATGCAATACTACTTCCAGGACAACAGCCATATCTTGTACTTTCACAACCACCTATCATATGATGTTTTGTCGGCTGTGAATTAGGATGTGGCCTTGGATGTGGCCTTGGATGTGGCCTTGGTCTTTGATGTGGTCTTGGATGTGGACTTGGCCTTGGTCTTGGATGTGGCCGTCTACAATTTGTTCCTTGTTGATCATATTTTGGTGTAACTTCATCCGGACAACATCCCCATCTTGTTCCAGAACAACCACCTAATACTATTTGGCGTGGTAATGGTTTATTTGTTTGTGTTATTAAAATAATAATAAGAATAAGTATTATTATTAACAAAATTATTGAACTAATCAATACCACATTCATTTTATAATATAAACACATATTTTTAAATTTATATTTTCCATTCTAAGTAAAAATATAATTAAACTAATATAACTTATATTTTTACTTATAGTTTTAATAACATTTTTAATTTATAATGGCTCTTGGATCAAATGAAGTAAATCAATCAATTAATATTAAAACACTTGTTAGTAATTATATTTTAAAGAAAGGAGATATTTGTTGTGAAGAAGATTATAATAGAGATGAAATAATTAATCAAATATTTAAAGTATACAATGATATGTTCAAGGATGATTATTTAGAATATATAGATAATGATATCATGTTATTTATTGGTTATTATATAGATTTACAAAATAATAATGATACAGAAGGAATGGGTATTTGGAAATATATTTATTCTCAAATACCAAAAACTGATAATAAAACACAAGATGAAAATAATATTAAGACATTATTAAAATCATTACCCTTATTTTATTTACTTTCATTTTTAGGTTCAGCACATTATAAACAAAAATAATAGACTAATAATAATATTTTATTATATCAATGGGAATCAAATTATTTGATCAATACACATATTTACATTTTGCATCGGGTATTATAGCTTATTATCTGGGATTACCTATGTTATGGTGGTTTATTGCGCACACTGTTTTTGAAATAACCGAAAACATGAAAATTGGTATACACATAATTAATAACTATTTAAAATTTTGGCCTGGTGGAAAACCACATCCCGATTCATTAATTAATAGTGTAGGAGATACAATAGGGACTTTATTAGGTTGGTTATCAGCGTATAGCGTTGATAAAATAGGGAATTACTATAATTTATATGAATTACATATTAAATAAAATTATACATCTATGTTATTAGATATATTTTCACTACCAACACTAACTTCACTACCTTCACTGCCACTAACGGATTGATTTGTCCCAGCACTATTAATACTATCATTTACACTATCATTTTCACTAACTTCACTACCACTTAATGATTGATTTGACCCAGCACTATTATTTTCACTATCAATTTCCATATTTATATTAGTTGATTCTGCGATTGAATCTAATTCACTTTCACTTGGTGCACGCCCATTTAAACTAAAAAATGTGTTTACTAATTTTTTGTTATTGGAAATATTGTTTATACTATCAATCATTTTGTTTCGTTCATCATCGCTCATTTTAAATACTGGCGTTGCATCTAATGTATTACCAATCGAAGGTTTAATTAACTCTTTATTTTTTTTAAATTGGTTATTAAACTTTTTTAGAACTTTTGGTAATATAGATGGGGATATTTCTAATAATCTATCATATTCATCTTGATATATTTTAATAGTTTCATTCGGAGAAAGTCTATCTAATGGATGTCTAAGTCCAATAGTTTTTAGATTATTATAAAATTTACCCCATGATATAGAAGCCGCACGATGACCCTCATTCATTTCAGATATTTTAAGAAATTGATAAATAGTAGTAATAATACCTGCTATAATAGACATTGAACCAATTCCCATAACAACATAATCTTTTACTTTATCATTAAATCTATCTTGTGCAAAATTTGCAGTTCCAGTAATAGTTGAAATTATAATAACTGGTATAGTATACCAAGCATTCTTAGTTTGATATATTTCTCTACATCGCGCGTGCATCCATTGATAACATTGAGCTTTATCTGCCCATTGCTGTATAATCACCTCTTCTTCTGCTTTCCAGTATTCTCTCTTATATTTTTTTTTATTTTTTTTTTTATCCATATCTTTAAATATACTATTATCTTTAAAATATTCTTTAAATAGATTTATCCTTTAAAAAAAATTTAAGTAAATTTGATGAATCTATTTGTTGTATCACCGATTCGGAACATTTTTTAAAATATTTTATCGTTTTTGTAAATCTTTCATAATATTTATTATATTCTAATAAAATTGTATGTTTTTTACTTAATATAGCAAGTTCGTAATTTCCGTTGTGAAGATTATTATTTTTATTTGTAGAATTTATAGTTGTTATATATTTATCAAATAATTTGATAAATTCATCTACTAATTTTAGATTATTTATAATACTGTTTATTATTTCATTTAATTTTCCATAATTGATTCCCGATGTTTTTTTTATGCGAATAATTTTATTAAAAATATGTTTTTTAGCAGCTTTATCTTTTAGTTCTAACTTATTTAATGAAATTAGTATTATAAGCACATATTCAGATAATTCAGATATTTCAACCGCATATTTATCTAATATTAATTTGTATAAATTATTGTAGTAAATATATTCATTTTTTAATATTTGAGTTTGGAATAATAAAAAATCATTTTGATCTATAGTTAATATTTTATTTGATTCAAATGACATATAAATTTTACTTATAGAAGCGATTTTTTTTTTTATTTTACTTATATTATTATCTAGTAAATTTAGGTTTTCAATAATAATATTTGTTTTTTTTGAAATGTTAGTACAGTCTATTTTTCCAATTAATAATTGTGTATTATAGTCCATAATATTATACCATAAAATGATTTACTTAAAAATTGATAATATATATTTATTTATCAATTAAAAAAATGAATGCTCACTTATTAAAAACGGGTGTATGCTCCGTTGTTCTTGGACCAGGACACTATGGACAATTTATTAATATAACTGAAGATACAAAAGAAAAATTGTTAAAGATTACCAAAGTAACAGATAAACATAATGAATTAACTCATTTAAGTATTATTAGAAGTATTGAAAATTATAATGATTATTATTCTATACCTGATGATATTTTATTTGTATTAAAACCATCGCATAAATTTTATACTTATATTGAATACCTTGTAAAACTTGAACAAATGACTATTTTTAATGGTCCTCTTACATATTTCTACATAGATAATGCAGGTGATAAAGAATTACTTGAAACAATTAATAGAATGTATGATAATAATGATTTTACATTCTGGAAATCTTATTCGCAAATACTTAAATTCGCAGTTAAAATTATGCATGGATTGAACTTTCTACATGAGAAACAACTATGTCATTTAGATATTAAACCTGAAAATATTATGGTTAATACAGCAAATAAAACCTTTAAAATAATAGATTTTGGTTTTTGTTCTATAGAACCCTTTGATGATTATCTCCATAATATACGAGGCACCCCTGGATATTTTCCACAATATTTTAAAAATGTGAAAATTCATCCTTGGTTCCCGAAAATAGAGGCAAACGATATGATTTTAATTGATAATCAAATACCAATGGTTAAAAATAGGAAATTGGTGTATAAAGTTGACAGCTATTGTTTTGGAAGAATATTGTATTTATTAAATTATATTTACACTGATAATGTAAATATATGTTGTTATAATTATGAGACGCAAACCAATAATAAAATTAATAAAATTAATAAGTTAATTGATTCATTAATGGAAGACGATGTTTTTAAACGATTAACTATTAAACAAGCTTTAGATTTAATAGAAAGTTAAATATTAAATAAACTTTCAATAAACAAAAATATTAAGGAAAAATATTAGCATAGTCTGGTATAACTGATTCTAAAATATCTTCTTTTTCTAAATCAACTAAATTATGATTACTGTCCCAAAATTTAGTTATCCATTCACTAAATAGTTTTTTATTTATTGATATATAAGTTTTCATTATAGTATGAATACCATATTCATACATTATTGTTTTATTTTCTTTAATATGTTTTCCTAGATTTGAACATGGATATTTTTGATGTACTGGAAATGTTCCTACTATTATTAGTGTATCTAAATTACTTCTAATTAAATCATTATGATATTTAGGCCATCCACCGAGGCTACTATCGTTACCACTTGTATCCGGATATACAAATTTATTTTTAAATACTCCTTCTTCTGTTTTTTCAGTCAGAATTTTTTTATAATCTCCAAAAAATATAGTTACATTATCAAATAAACTATTTAATTTAGTTTTTTCTTCTTTTATTTTAGTTTGTACTTCGTATGTTTCTTTATGATTTTCGATAATATAAAATTTAATGTTTGATAATTCTTCTTCTGTTAGTATATTATGTTTATTTTCAATTAGACATGATACAGTATTGACTCTATTATCACATAATATCATATCTAATGGCTTCTTAGTATACTTAAGTAATAATTTTATAATTTTTGGTAGTATTTTATAATTAAATAAATCTTTAACTTCTGGATTAGGATTTGTAAATGGATTAACCGAATTAATTAAATTCGACTGTTTTATTTGCAAATCATATATTTGTTTCCCTAACTTTGGTATCTCCTTTTTAACAATGTCTATTTGTTCCTTTACTTTTGGCGTAACTGAATTTAATATATTTGTAGATTTTAAAGTTTTACTATTACCACTAGAACCACTATTACCACTAGCACCACTAGCACCACTAGCACCACTATTACCACTATTACCACTATTACCACTAGCACCACTAGAACCACTAGCACCATTATTACTAGGTTTTAAAGTTTTACTTTTAACACGACTAACA